CTTTGAACAATTTTGAAAAAGAATTGATCGACTCGATTCAGGCTCAATCAGAATTAGGAGGTGTGAAAACACCGCGTATTCACTCTCCTTTGAATGATTTGCCGTCTAAAGGTCAAGAAATGATTGATTTTGCAGCTGAGATTGGCATTCCCTTAATGGATTGGCAAAAGTTCGTGGCTATTCATGGGCACAAGGTTAAGCCCGATGGTCGCTGGCATCATTCTGAGGCTGGGTTATTGATCGCACGCCAAAATGGTAAGTCCACATTTATGATGCTTAGGATCTTAACTGGCATGTATGTATGGGGCGAGAACTTACAGCTATCCTCAGCTCATAGACTTACGACCTCACTTGAAACCTTTAGGCAGATGGTGTCGCTAATTGAGGGTAATGATAAATTAGCAAGTGAAGTAAAAAAGATTAGATGGCAACATGGTGCTGAGGAAATGGAATTAAAGGGTGGTCGCAGGTTTGTGGTAAAAGCAGCCAACAATGCTTCCAGAGGTATCTCTGCTCCATCTACAATCCATCTTGATGAGCTGAGAGAATATAAAGATGAAGATGCCTGGTCATCGATGCGTTATACCATGATGAGTTCAAAAAATCCGCAAGTTTGGGTTTACAGCAATGCAGGTGATCAGCATTCTGTAATCCTTAATAAACTAAGGGAGCGTGCATTAGCAGCCAGCACAAATCCTTTAGACACGATAGGTTGGTTTGAATGGAGTGCCGAACCTGATTCGCCAATTACCCTTCCGTCTGGTGAAATCAATTGGCCAGCATTCGCTCAAGCCAACCCATCGCTTGGGACTACAATCCATCCAGATAACTTAAAAGCGGTTATTAACGATCCACCTGATATTGTAAAAACTGAAGTATTGTGTTTGTGGGTTGATACGATTAATTCAGCAATTGATGTTCAAAAATGGAATTTATGCCAGACTGACCCAATACCATTAGACCCTGACAAAGAAACATGGTTTGGATTAGATTTAAGTCCAGATCGTAAATTTGGTGCATTAGTGGCTACTCAAAAACTTCCGGGTGAGAAATTCAATTTAGTTTTACTTCATACTTGGTCAAACGATTATTCAATTAATGATTTAGCGGTTGCAAACGATATTGCTCCGTATGTTAGAAAATACAATGTTCAGACTGTCGCTTATTCCAAAAGGACTGCGCAAGCCGTTGCGAGTCGGTTAGTTCCTGCTGGAATTCCCATTACAGACATGGATGGGGCGATATATGCTGAATCATGCGATCGGTGGTTAGGCGCAATCAATTCCCATCGATTACAGCATGGTGGTCAGGAGGAACTGACCCAGCAAACACTATCCGCTGCGAAACTGCCCTATGGGGATGGGTCATGGATCATCGGTAGGAGAGCAAGTAGAGTCGCAGTTTGTGCAGCTGTGGCATCTGCTTTAGCAACCTATTTTGCAACACAGGTAGAAACGGAAGTTGATATTCAAATAGCGTAATTTGTTGACTTTATGGTATATTATATGCTAATGGGATTATTTGATAGATTTAGAGCAACGCAAGAAAATCCAGTTGATGTAGCTGCATCTTTAGCACCTTACAACGCGCAACAATTAGTTGGCGGAATTTTATTTGGAACAACAACTGCAACCCGCGAACAGTATATGGCGATTCCATCTGGAGCTCGCGCAAGAAATATAATCTGCTCAACAGTCGGTTCGCTCCCTCTTGAGCAATATAATCATTTTACTAATGAACATGTAAGACCAAATCGAGTAATTATGCAACCAGATCCAAGAGTTGCAGGATCAGCAATTTATGCTTGGTTGGCTGAGGATTTACTTTTGTATGGTGTCGGTTATGGCATGGTAATGGATTCTTATGCTGCAACAGATGCTTCAAGAATTAGAGCATGGACAAGAATTGCACCTAATAGAGTGTTTGCATCATTAAATGCAGATTCAACAGAAATTGAGTATTACACAGTTGATGGTAAGCGAGTGCCACCATTTGGGATTGGATCTTTAATTGTATTTAATGGTTTGGACGAAGGAATTCTAAATCGTGCAGGTCGCACAATTAAAGCAGCAGCAGAATTAGAAAAAGCAGCTGAAATGTATGCTAAAGAGCCAATGCCACAAATGGTGTTAAAATCAAATGGCACAAACTTAACTCCAGAGCGTATTACAAAATTATTAGAATCATGGAAAGCATCAAGATCAACAAGATCAACTGCATTCTTAAATGCTGATGTTGAATTACAGGCTTTAGGCTTTGATCCTGCTAAATTACAATTAAATGAGGCCAGACAATACCTCGCTCTGGAAATCAGCAGAGCGTCGGGAATTCCGGCATCATTTGTATCAGCTGAAACTACTTCAATGACTTATTCAAACATGACAGCTGAAAGAAAAGCACTTATTGACTTTTCATTACGACCAATCTTAACTGCAATTGAACAAAGATTATCTCAAGCCGATTTCTGCCCTAATGGTATTGAAACTCGATTTGACATTGATGATTTCTTGCGTGGTTCTGCTTTAGAGCGTGCGCAAGTTTATGAAATCCTAAACCGCATTGGCGCCATGAGCGTTGAGCAAATCCAAGAGGAAGAAGACCTAATACGATGAAAATTAGTTTCCCAATAGAGATAACAGCTGCTGACACTAACAAGCGCACAATCTCAGGAAAGATCGTTACATGGGATGAGCAAGGATCAACAAGTGCAGGATTAACTGTGTTTGAAAAAGATTCAATTGATTTCTCAAAGCCTGTCAAATTATTGCTTGAGCATCAAACAACCAAACCTTTAGGCAAGTTAATTGATATTAATGCTACCGATACAGGCTTAGAAGCCACATTTCGTTTAGCCAAAACTTTCAGAGCAGATGATGCGTTAGAGGAAGCTGCAACTGGGCTTCGTGATGGCTTTTCTGTCGGAGTTAAAATTAATGAATGGAAAAATGAGGAAGGCGTGCTAAGAATTAAATCAAGCACACTTCAAGAAGTTTCACTCGTTACAGAACCAGCAATTGATAGCGCAAGAGTGGCTGAAGTTGCAGCTAGTGAAACACCAATAGAGAATTCCGAAGCAGCCGCTGAGGATACAACAACAGAGGAGAACAAAGTGTCAGAGATTACATCTGAAGCTCCTATCGCGACCGAAGCGGTAGAAGCGGCACAAGCTCCAGTTGTAACAGCCAACTACATGGCATACACAAAGCCACGCGTTGATACAAATGTTACAGCGGGACAATATCTAAATGCACAGGTTCGCGCTATTCAAGGCGATACAGATGCACGCGATTTAGTAGCAGCATTACAAATTGCAACAGTATCTGAGAACACCGGATCTGTTCCACCAAATTATCTACGCGATGCAATTGGGATTATTGATGCATCTCGTCCATTCATTGATTCAATCGAGCGCGCTCCACTTCCTGCAACAGGAATGAAGATCTTCACACCTGTATTGGGAACACAAGCAACAGTTGCACAAACTGCTGAAGGTGCTGAGTTTTCATCAACAGATACAACTGTTACATACCAAGAAGATACAGTTGTAAAATTTGCTGGTGCAAACATTGTAAATGTTGAATTATTTGATCGTTCTGCTATTGATGGCGGATCATTTGCTGATTTATTAGTTCGTGAGTTAGCAGCATCTTATGCACAAAAGACAGATGCTTACGCATTAGGTCTTGCACGCGATGCAGCAGCAGCTTCAACTGGAGCATCAATCTATGCAGCAATTGCTGATGGTATTGCTGATTCATATGAGGTAACTCGCTCAACTCCAAATCGTCTATGCGTTGCACCAACAGCAGCAGGAACAGTTAGCTTCACAGGCTTGCTTTCAGCAGTTGATGGTTCTAACCGACCACTATTTGCAGCTGCGCTTCCGCAGAATGCTGGCGGTCTAATTTCTCAAGGCTCGACTCAGGGAACAGTCGCAGGACTTTCACTAGTTGTTGATCCAAACTACACAGGCGACAAGTTTGCGTTGGTTTATCCATCAAACGCGATGCGCTTCCATGAGTCACCAAGAATCGAACTTCGTGCAAACATTGTTGCTAATGGTCGCATCGAGATCGGTGTTTATGGTTATGTTGCAGTAGTTAATCGCTACCCAACAGCATTCCGCAAACTAACAGTTTCTTAATTTAACTGAGTGCCTGGGGTTGCTCCCGATCTCAGGCATCCATTAATGGGAGTAAGGAGATGACATGCCAAGTATAATTACAGCCACCGAGTTGAGATCTGTGCTTGGTGTGTCATCATCCT